GGTGCAAGCATAACAATGTCATCATCGTTAGTGTCTGTTGCAGCTAAAGCTACGTTACCTTGAGCAACACGAATTGAACCGCCTAACTCGCTGGCAGGATTTGCAACTTGAGGAAGAGCCTCAATATTTGCAACTAAATCAGAATTTTTTGTACCCATAATCTAGTTCCTTTCCTATGCTACGCCGTCTAAGTCGTCTTCATCACACTTGATGCGGACAATCATGTTCTCTTGCATACGAGTAGCACCGATGTCCATGCAGTAATAGACTTGAGTTGCGTAGCCTTTATCAGCACGCTCATCAATTCTTGCAGAAACATCTTTACCAATACCTAGTGCAAGTCCTTCTTGTGCATAAGCAAAACAAGTGCGAACATTATCTCCATCAGCAGATAGACGGTTAGACATTATGAAGTTAAAGCCCATGAACTCATTAATCTCACCCTGTACAAGTGCCTTAACAGTGTTAAAATCACTTGATGTTACGCTGGTGTCAGCAAGCAAAGATTGAATCTGGCTTGGGCCTACAACAATGTAACGTGGGATTGATGGGTCAACATCAGCAGCGTCAAGCAATCTTTTTGCTTCACGTAGCTTTGTTAGGTTCATGTTTGTGTTAGCACCACCAACACTTACAGCAACATCCTGGTTTGTGTCGAAAGCTGTGCTTGTTGAGCCAGTTTCGCCAGTAGATGCAGCAGCGTCCATTGCTGTGATAATAACATCATCCATAGAACGTCCCATAGCAGCAGCAGCCGCACGAGCGTATGATGAGGTTGGGTCAATCAACATACGAACTTTGTCTTGGTCATCAATCAAGTCAGCGTATTCGTATGATGCTAGTGAAAGTCTACGTCTCGCATGAGGCGTATCCATTTGTGGTGTGTCGGCATGGCGGCTGGTACGCAACTGCGCAGTAGCAACCCCTACCTGGTCGATAAAAGCATTTTTTCCAACAACATTCTCAATACGTACAGTGTCACGCAGACGGCTTCCCATCTGTTGCGCAAGCATCTGCACGTTAGCAGAATACTGTTGTACAAATGCGGTAGTTACTTGTGTAGACATTTAAATCTCCTTTAAGTCACACTAAATTGCATTTATACACTTTGCGATGTGCTACCCTTGCGGACACTTCTCGACTTTTTAGCTGTCGTAGAGCTATCGTCTTTCCGATTGTCTTTAGGACGGCAAGAACATAACTTGCCGCTACCCTGATAAACCCATTCCCAAGCCTTATCAGCAATAGGCACTGGGTTTAATATATCGCGCTGTGTGCAATTATCTAGCACCATACGCATAACTTCTATTCTGGCACTCAGGATTGTTTCTTCATCCATGAATCATACCGTATAATTCTTGCACTTTTTCAATCTGTTGTCTGTGCGATATGCTGTTTTTATCCCAATAAGGGTCTTTTGGATTAGCCATAATCGCATTAACTTCAGCTTGTGCCTCTGCTGGTGTCATAACACTACCAGAGGTTGTATTTGAAATCGTGTCTTCGCTTGTTACACTTTGCCTGAAATCGGCAATATTTGCAAATGCTTTGATAAACTCAGGGTGATTACCGAGCTTAGTGCCATCTGCTAACTGCCATTCTAACATTTCAGGGCTGCCGTACTCTTTTATTACTTGACCAGCGCTAGTAATCTTTTGCTCGTAAGCCTGGCCCCATTCTTTTTTAAGGTCATTCTCTACTTGCTCACGCTGGTATTCAATGTTTTGCACAGCCTGTTCTTGTGTGCTTGTCGCTAAACCTTTGTAGTATTCTAAAATGCCACTAGCTTGCTGTGGTGTAAGGTTAAGTTTATGCGCGACATCTTTGTACGAACTAGCCGCCTCTTCTGTAATTATATTGCCATCAACAGCAACTTCATAAGCATCTGGCGTTTCTGGCTTGCCAAGATAGTTATATATTTCTGTTAGCTGTTCTTCTGATGGGTTCTTAGGAGCAGCAAGTTTATCTGCACCTATAAGTTGTTGAGCGTTAATATATGACTTAGCCAGATTGCCTACATCTTTAATAGGCGATAGACTTGGATGGTCGCGTAAATCTTCTGGAATCATATTATAAAAATCGTTACCAGAACCGCCCTGCGCTACTTCTGCTGGGGTTTCCAACACAGTACCTTGTGACTGGTCTACCTGTTCGACAGTTTCTTCAGACATTATGTCTCCTTAATTATCATTTGATGGATGTGTAATATTGTGGCACGTTTGCCCTCTTCAAATGTAGTGGCATAAGCATCGCCAGCTACATAACTTGTCCAGTGGTAGTTACACCGCTTTTCAAGGTCTTGTAACACCTTCTTTCCAGACTCGCTGCTGAAAACATCGGTGTACATTTGTTTAAGTTTTTCTTGTTCCTTAATAGGGTCAACCATTATTTTTGAATCATCCTAACTGCTTGCGCTGCTTGAGCTGTATCTGAAACGTCTTGCGATAAAGCCTCACGCTCTGCCATTTGCTGTTGCATTGCTTCACGTTGCTGCCTTACCTGATTAACTTCGCGTTGTGACTTTAACGTAGTCTTAGGAACGCCAAGTGCATCAGTAACATGTCTCACTAAACCGTCAGGGTCGATATGGTCTCCAACTGGTAAGGCTTGTGACAATGGCATCAATACTTCTAGTGCCTTTAATGTATTGTTAAGACTGCTAGACTTTTGCGCTCTTGCTAATGGTGATACATATTCAATATCTACATCTTGCCCCTGTAATATTTCTGGTGGAGGTGCAAGCATATTTTCTCTAAGCATTAAGGCAAACACTCTGTCTATAAGTGGACGCAACATCTCATTCATCAATCTGCCAAGCACAGGGCCAATCACCCTCATACGCTCTTCTTGCCTTTGAATAACCTCTGTTGCAGTCATGTTAGGCGCGCCACCAACAAGTAACTGGTCTACATAAAACGCAGAACGTATAGCCTGTCTGCGCTGGTCTTCCATAGAAAGGCCGATAGGTATGTTAGCGCCAGTGTTTAACGGTGTAATTGTATCCCTAGAGCCAGCTCTATAGAAGTTTAGACCGCCTGGTTGTGTTCTAATAGGCAGTAAGAAACCGTCATCTGGCACTAATAATGGTGGGTCGATTTGTTTTTGCGCTGCCTGAATGATTGTCTTAGACATTAGGTTAAGCATTTTAACGTCTGGCAGTGCAACCATTGCAGGAGAACGGCCCATAACTTCGCCTGTAGCCTTCAAGAAACGAGGTACAACGTAAGGTAACTCTTCAAAACCACCTTCTGCTAATACCATCTTAGTTTGCATACAAATATAAACAGACATAAATGGCATGTTCTTGTTATCTGCTTTGCGTATGTCGCGCTCTATTCTTGGCGTAACACAGTGTAGAATCTCGACTTGCTCGTCAGGAGTCTTTTCATACACACGCTTGATATGGTCTCCAACATTATCAATGCCAAATCTTTGTACAGCAGCAACAGCGCTTATGTGGTATTTTCTAAAAACAGTATCAACTATTCCGTACTGGTCTTCTTGCACATAAAACTCAGAGATGTGTCGGGTACTGCAACGCAAGTTGCCCCTATCCATTTCTACAAACATACACCCAGTTCCAAAAACAACTAGGTCTACGTACATCTCATGCACTTCTGTCTCGAAGTTAGACTGATTAAAAGCCCTCATCATACGCATACTGGTGTCTTGCAACCATTCGCGCACATCATCATCACGGTTTAGCTCGGTGTCTTTTACATCTAAGTGGAACCAAGGAGATGCCCCACTTGTCAGCATACCATGCAAAGAAGCTGATAAGAGGTCTACAGCTTGCAGTGCTGTGCCATCATATATAAACTCCATACGCTTTTCACCGCGAGAACGCTTCTTAACGATGTCTGCTTTTCTAGGAAGCATGTAATCGCCAAGCTCTTGATAGTGCGTATCCCAGTTATCTCTTTGCATTTCAATATACTGGAAACGCTTTATAAGACCTTTAACGTAGTCTTCCATAATTTACCCCATCAACGTAGGTGGCTGTCCAGGAGTAGCGGCCCCACTCTCTAGCGCACCAGCAATAATAGTTGAGCCTCTGCCTCTTCTTGTTCTGCGCTCTTTAATAAGCGCTTCTTGAGTAAGAGCTTCAGTTCTTGCCGCTATCTCTGGCCTATCAGGTGTTGGCGGCGGTGGAGGTGGTGGTGGTGGTGGTGGCGCTGCCCTAGGTGTTAAAAAACTCATTGTGTTGCTCCTTATAACGCGAATGGATTGTATTCGTTTACCGCCACTTGTTGCGGAGGTCTTGTATAATTTGTTCTATTCTCCAGCCCAGTAGCGAGATACCGAAATGCATCTGCCGAATGTGATGTAAAATCATGACGCGGATGGTCTCTAAATGTTTTCTTACGTTCATCATATTCCTGCCTGTACTGCCTCAACATATCTAAACCTTCATTACATCTATCTCTATCAAAGTAGCACTTCGGTAATAACATACGCGCCGCATTTATTCCATCCGCAACTTTCATACGCGGTATCACCTTGAACCGAATCCCCAAAGAGAAGG